TTTGCCGAGGCGATTTTACAACTGACGTCCTACAGCGTGCTGGTTTTTCTTTTGTTTCTGGTGAAACTTTGACTTCGGGGGATTACAAGAGCGCCACCGACAACCTTTCTATAGAGGTTGCGGAGGCTATTCTTGACGAACTTCTCAGGTCCACGGTCTCTGTGCCGGGGTCCCTGAAAGCGTACGCCATGAAGATCTTGCGTCCCACGTTGTTCAACCTTGAGCACGGTATAGAAGATTTTTGTCCGACGAGAGGTCAGATGATGGGGTCTTTTCTTTCTTTCCCTCTGCTTTGTCTGCAGAATAGAATCGCTTTCTTGTATGCAGGCGATTCAGTCGGGATTGATTGTTCAGAATTCCCATGTTTGATCAATGGAGATGATATTCTGTTTAGATCCGGTCCGCACTTCAGTGCGCACTGGATGGACACAGTTGGTAGTCTCTCATTGGAGGTAGAGAAGACTAAGACGTCCGTTTCCCCGGAGTTCGGTTCGCTTAATTCCACACTTTGTCGGCGCTTCGGCGCTTTCTATCGTGTGGTTGCGACTGTCCGAATGGGAATGTTACGGGAGTCAGAATCTTTCGATACTCTCTCTAAGGGTTTTGATGATTTTATTGCCGGAATCAAGGGGTCACTCCGTTATAGAGCGGCGATGGCTTGGTTCAGCTGGAACATAGGAAAAATACGGCCTTTAGGACTCACAACTTGGGATCTCGGTTTTCGAGGTCCCTTGGCCTATAGGGCGACAAAGAAGTTCGGATTACGGCAAGGGCCGAGTCTCCAGAAAATTCCGAGTCTCAAGATTGAGAATGGTCTGTCGCTCACTTGTGAGTATGTGGACCCTGATCTCTTGGACCAGGACGAAAAGAAGGAGAACTTGGCCGAATTGGCCGCTTGGAAATGGAGGACTGGTTTTAAGGTTTCTTCAGCAACGCGCGCGTCTATGGATCTGCATCTAGCCGTTTCGGCCACTAGGAGAGACGCACCCGACTTCAAACCGTACTTGTACGGTGGGGAGTCCGGTGTTATCTCCAAGAATGTGGGCGGCGCCAAGATTTTCAGACAACGCGTGCGGGTTATTAAAAGGGGGTTTCCACTTCTCATTCCGATGAGAGGCAAGTTACCTACCTATGAAGAGTTCCTTGCGGGAGAGGTAGACGTCGGCTCTGTTGAGCCACTGGTAAAGAAGAAATAAGTGACCCTAACGCC